CTTCATGGAAGTAAAGCGATGGAATCAGGGTGGTCAGGGTGATCAGGAAGCAGCGGCAGCGCGGAAGAATCCGCGGAAATCCTTGACAGCAGCACCAAAGTCAAAGCGGGCCAACAGCTCAACGCCATCGGGATCACGCTTCTCGTTGGTGGTTACCGTGGGGCCTTCCTCGCCGGCCAGATAGCCGTAGACGATGCCTTCAACGGAGCCAGTGGCCGCGGCCAAGTACCAGACGGTAGGGGAGCCATCCAGCCGGGGTTCAACGATCAGGCTGACGCCTGCGCTCTGAACGGTCGCGGGGCCGTTGTCGCCGGTCCTGGCGTTTGCCATGAAGCCGTTCGGGTCCAGGAACTGAAGCGCCGTGGCCTCCAGGTCTGTCGGCACCATCATGTAGGCGGGAGTCAAGTTGATCGTGTTGCTGGCGATGTCGGTCTGCTTGCGCATCGCCTTTTTGGCGGCATTGAAACCGGCGGTGGTGATGCTCTGCGCGGAACTGTTGTTATGCGCAGAGTTGAACAGAGACAATCCATCAGCCGATGTAACGGCGTTGCCGGTGATCAACGCCCAGACGATGTTGCTCTCCAGCCGACGGAAGCCGCGGCCAAGCATGTCGGGAACCGTCTCAAGGGCGCTCAGGTCATCGTTGATGATGGCCTGACGAGTGACCTTGATCTTTTTGGCGTAGGTGGCCAGCTTCCAGGTGTGCTGAGCTTCCTTCAGTGTGCCGGTCTTGTACTCGCCGCCTTCGCCAAGCAGCTCAGGGGTGAGGTCGCCACCGATCACCAGGTCGCTGGCGTTCTTGAAGTCGGGCAAGTTGCGCTGACGGGCCAGCGGTGCCCAGGTGTGAGGCTCCTCCTCGTAGGCGGCGTCAAGGGTCTTAGCGGCCAGGTTGGAGAACAGCAGCGGGAAATCGCTGGTGCTATGGAAGCCGCGTTCCACCAGCTCGGTCTTGCTCATCCCGCGGGTGCTGGTGCCGCGCGATTCGAGATACTCGCGAGTCAGCTCCAGCAGGGTGTAGCTGCGGTACTCGCGCCCCAGTTCGACGGCTTCGCCCTTGAGCAGGCCGGGGCGGATGCGGGCCTGAAGGCCAGCAGTGATGCCGCGCAGCAGGGTGTCCCCAGCGTCGCGGGTTACCTCGATCCGGGCAGGGTGGCCAGCGGCTACAGGAGACGCGGCTTCGGTCCTGAGGCGAGCGGCGCGCACAACCTCAACCATCACGCCAGGGAGATCCTTCCCAGCGGTCGTGCGGATCAGCTCCTGCACGGTGGCCTCTGGCAGGTTGCCAGCGCCAGCGGCGCGGCGGATGTGGAGCTCACGGGCCACGTCGTCAGCGCCAGACTCGGGGGCCTGGGTAACGGCGGGCGAGGGGGTCGGTTCAATCACGGCAGCAGCCTCAAGGGTGGCGGTAGCAGCCGGGTCGCCCCCGGCCAATTCAGTAGCAGTGGACATCGGGGGTTCCGTAGAGGGTTGTTCTGTTGCTTCCACCGAACGCATAACGCTCGCTGGATCCTGGCCAGCAATGACCAGCGAAACCGCAATCGGCTCCCAGTCGGTCGCCCGATCGAGAGGCTGCGATGCGCTGGCCCGTTGCCAGCCGTAGATCCGCGCGTCAACAGAGAAACGCGCAGATCCGTTCCTGAGGCGTGGGATGGCAATCGCCATCGCATCCTCGGGACCGTCAACCTGAACCGTTCCGATCAGGGCGGTGGCGCCATCATCGGTGCGGCCTAGGTCCATCGCCGTAATCGCCCCCCAGCACGATGCTGAGGACCGCTGGTGATCGATGTCGGTCGGCAGTGGGCGCATGGGCCAGCGGATTGCCGACCTCTCATGCACCAGCTGCACGCCATCGCCCACGTCTGCGTCGGTTGAAATGATCACCGTTGCAGTTCTGCTCTCTTCGTCCCATGAAGACGGAGAGATTAACGCCATCCGCTGGCAGGTTCGGTCGCCTGTTTCCAGCGGTGCAGCCATGGTAGGGATGGAGTCTGGCATGGTCTTAGGTTAGGGACTGCGCAGAAGTTGACCCTGGATCCTGGAATCCAGAGCCGGGCGGGCGGGCCTGGGTGACGCCAGCATCAGAGACCAACTTGGCGTCAACGGACAGAGCCAGGCCTTTCTCGCGGGCGCTGGCCAGATCCTTAGCCAGCTCCTCCAGCACCTGGGCAGGCACATAGCCGAGTGAGCGCTGCACCTCAGAGAGGCTGATAAGGCCGGCGCGGATCGCGGCTACCAGTGCCGGGATCTCCTCAGCGGGGTTGATCATCTCCCGGCGTGGAGGCGTCCAAAGCATCCGGCTGTTGACCCTGTTAGCCATCCCTGCCTGCAGAACGGCAGTAGCGAACCATTGCGAAACGGGGTCCAGGAACTGCGGGATGGCGATGTTCCAGCGCCAGTGGCCCACGTTCCGATGAAACTCCAACTCGCCCATCCGGCCGCTGGAGAAATTGACCTCAGACAGGATTCCGGTCAGCGCTGCAAATGTGATCCCATAGCCGGCCGCCACCGAATGCAGGTGGTGGCGTTGCATCTCGATGAAATTGCCAGCGCTGGGCGGATTGCTGAACCTGATCTCTTTGCCTGGCGGTAGCACCTCGATGGCGCCGGGCTCCAGCTTCTCAAACAGGGTCGGGATTGAAGCGTCCGGGTCCAGTGGGTCAAATGGTGCATCCTCCGGGTTGGAGTCGGTGATGAACGCGGTGAAGCAGGCCGCTAACTTGTCAAGCGTCAGGCGGGCCTGGGCATGGTCTCCGATGTCCCGCAGAGTCAGCAGCGACGACGCGCCCCATGGAACACCGGTCGCCTGCCCTGGCCGGCGCACGTCGTAGACGTGACAAATCTCCGATGCCTCAACCAGATCGGATGTCAACCGCGATTGGCGCCAGTCGCTTTCGCCGGGATGATTCTTCCTGATCCAATAGCCGGTCAATCGGCCCTCGTCGTCGTATTGCTTGCCGAACACAATCGAAGATCCATTGTCTTTCGACATATCAAGCCAGTCGGGCTCTAGTACCTGCAACGTCAGCGGCGGCAAGCCTTGCAACATCAGCCGCTCATCGATTCGCCGCCTGACCAGGCAGCTGCCGCGAACTGCAATGGTTCGAGCCACCAGCGCTTGCAGCCCATAAAAGTTGAGCTTGCCGTAGAAGTCGCAAGCTGTAGAATCGGCCCAATCGTTCCACAGTTGAGAATACTTCTTGTTTTTATTAACTGGTTCCCCTACAATTCCCTCGCCAATCCAGTTGTTTACGATTACGCTAATCGCTTTGTTCGCCCACGAGTCAGAATCAACTTGATCCTGATGCCTTGAGACAATCCGCTGCAGCACTTGCCGCAAGTCAGCGTTAGGCCCCCGGCTGCGTTCGTGCCAGCCATCCGTGCGGCGGGACTGCTTGCCGGCTTCGTAGGCGCGCAGTTTGGCCTTATACAGCTCAGACTGTGCAAGCTTCAGATTGTTTTCAAGCGTTGCCCGGCTGCGTTTTGCCACTGCTTACGCTCTCTGGAAGGTCTGATAGATCCGACGGACTGGCTTGGCTTGCGCCGTCTCAACCTCAGCGGCCATCCTCCGTTCGGTCTCCAGCATCTCGGCCAGACTGCGATAGGTCAGCTCTCGGCCGTCCGAAAACTTGACCTTCAACACGCCTTCGGCAATGGCCGAGCGCAGATCCGCCAGTTGCTGTGCCGAGTAGTTCATGCCTGAAGTCTAGTTACCAGTAGCTGCTTGCCTTGCGCTGGGGTGGCTGCTGCCGCTGCGGGGCGGCTGGCTTGGTGAGCTGCGCCTCCAGCTGGTCCCACATCGTCGCGCGGTTGTAGCGGCGCTTCACCAGCTCCAGGGCTGCCAGGCAGTAGACCTCAAGGTCGAGCGGCTCGTTGCGGGTGCCGCTGGGCTTCTGCCACTCCAGCACCTGGAAGCCTTTCACCGTGCGCGGGATCAGCCGCTCGCAGGTCAGGCCCTCCAGGTACTCATCAGTCGCGTTCTGCCCAAAGTGACAGAAGCCTGGGCCCGGCTGGCTGATCTTCAGGCGGGCGTAGATCGTGCGCTTCAGGGTGTCGGTGCCGACCATGTAGAGCGTGACGCCGCCCTTCACCGTGCGGCCCTTCAGGTTTACATCCTGTTTGCTGCCCTTGCCCAGCGCCGGTGCCGACCTGGTGCTGCTGCCCTTGATGGCCACCACGCCCTCTCTGGCGTTACGGCGGCAGTAGTCGTAGGCCTCATTGGTGAAGTGGCCGCCGGTGTCGATCGCCGTGTGCCGGGCCTTCAGGGTGCCGCCGCCCTCAAGGGGGAACTCTGTGCGGCGGATGCTGTCGATTTGGTTCCACACATTATCCTGTGCCGGGTCGCCTTCGACCTTCTGATGCCAGATCAGCCATGACTCCTCGCCCCTGCCGTAGCCCTTGATCTTGATCTCCAGCCAGGTGTCCTGAACGTCAACCGATGCCAGCAGCAGCAGCACGCCGGCAGGGCAGTGGCCGGTCGGGTAGGGCTCTTTGGCGGCGCGCTCCATCAGGCCGTCGGCATTGACGCGCGCTACGGCCTCGTCCTCCCACGCCTCGGCGGCGTGCTTGTTGACCCAGCCCTTCAGCAGCAGCGGATCGCCCTTGGCCCGCAGGAAGTCGTCGCGGATCTGCTCCCATGGCGTCCATCCAGCCGGGGCGTACCAGCTCGGCAGATGGAAGCCAGCGGTCTGGCCATCGCCAACGGCATGCGCGCGCCACTCAGCGCCGGCCAGCATGGTGGTCTTGTGGTGCTGCGCGATCCGCTCACCGCAGGCGGGGCACTTGCAGAACACCTCACCATCGGGCCGGTCCCACACCATGTGCTCACGCCAGCGCAAGACCTCATGGGCGCCGCAGCAGGGCATGAAGGCGGCGTAGCGGCGCTGGTCCGATCGACGCTCGAACTCCTCGGTGATCCGGCAGGCGCCGCGCGTGCCTGGGGTGGAGGTGATCAGCACCTTCCCCATGGGGAAGGTCCGGGTTCGGGCCTCGGCGTTCTCCAGCGGGTCGCCCTTGTCGTCGGCTTCGAGCGGGTAGCTGCTCACCTCGTCGGCGAACAGGTAGCAGGCCGGCATCGACTGCAGGCCGCTGGCGCTGTTGGCCCCGGTCAGCACATACATGCCGCCGGTGAACTCCTTCAGGAACATCGTGTTGCCGCTGTCCCTGCTGCGCGCTGGCGCGATCCGCTCGGCCAGTGCCGGCGTCTCCCTTAGCAACGGCTCCAGGCGCTGGCGGTTCAGGCGCTTGGCCATGTCGAGCGTTGGCTGCACCAGCAGCACAGGCGCAGGCCATAGCTCGATCACGGCGCCCAGGGCGTTGAGAATGACCTCCGTCTTGCCCATCTGGCTGCCAAACATCAGCACCACCCGGCGCGTGGGGC